TAGTCCATTACATACTACCATCCCAGCATCATTTGATTCTATTACAACCATCGCCTGATTGTAGGAATTCGCATACTTATATATAATATTAGGGAAGAGGAGAGGAGAGATAAGATTATTGCGATACACAGCAACCTGCTTGAATGGCTCCGCGCTAATATCGATTACACTAAAAGTACTATAGTCCTGTCCTCTTCCTTTTGCAACGTCAACCATCATGACATAGTTGTGATCTTTTATTGGATCAGTGTAAACTTTTACGCTATCATTTGTAATTCTTAGCGGATCGTGTCTTCTTAATTCAAGAAGTGTATTAGCATTAATAAGAGTGTCGCCTGTGCCAAAGAAGGTATTTCCAAATTCTTGATCAAATTGTACAGGCGAAGTATTAGCTACTGTAGCTTTTTTCCATTCTTCGTCTCTTCCTGGAACGTCCCACCAGTCGACTCTAAATGGAATAAATTCATTGGTTTCTTGTATCGCACCTTCCCAGATTTTGTGAAAAACATTACCTAAGCCATTAGCTGTTGAAGTAATAATAACCTTTGTATCTTTACCAGATGACACAACAGGATATGTTGAGGTATAGAACTCAGCAGCTCTTTCAACAAATGCAAACTCGTCAAGATAAAGTAAGTTAACAGACATACCACGAATAGATGATCCGGATGTCGCTGCCGCAACAATTCTTGAATTATTACTAAATTCAATAGAACCTTTATTAAGAGCTTTGCATCCGGGTTGTAAAAAGAATGGTAAGTTCTCAAGCATTAGAGTTACTCTTCCAAGCATTTCCCGGGCTGTCGCACCTTTGTTTGCCATTACAGCAATAACTTTTTCGGTATTAAATAAAGCAAACCAAAGCAGATATGCTACAGACGAAATAGATTTACCTGATTGCCGGCAAGCCAAGACAATATTAAATCTATTTGTATTAAATTGATTAAACATTTTTTCTTGATAAGGATATAGATCAAATGGTACTAAACCTCTATCAAGATGAATTACTTTGCAATATCTTCTAGCAAAGTACGCAGGATCTTGCATGCATTTAGCATATTCTTTAACTTCATCATTTGTCCAATTAGTAACAACGCCATCACGTTTAACACTTGGATTGCCTAAATAAGAATCATTCTTTTCCATCGTCTAATCTATCTGTAATATCAATTACGTTATCATCCTGAGCCGGCTTATTCATGTCTTGCAACATTCTTTGTAAATCTACTGTTGAGCCAACAAATAAATTGTTTGTAGTTCCTTCAGGCGCACTGACTTGAAGAATATCCTTTTTCTCAAATTCTTTCTTTTTCTTATGCAAATCCATAAGTCTATCATTTACATCAGAAACATTTTTAATCATTCCAGATACAACTTCGAAGGCCCTTGGATGTTCCAGAGCTCTAGCTACTTCAATCATATCTTCGAGTGCAGCATTACCTTTTTCGATTAAATCGTAATAAGTTCTACGAGAATAATCAAAATCATCTTCTGGTAAATTATCTGACTTTTTCCAATCACTCATTTATCTAACTCTTTTTGTTCCAGCAAACTGAGAAGCTGGTCCGGAAGGACTTGATGTAGCGGCTCTTTGCTCAGCATTGCGTGCTGCAATGGCTTCTGGGGATAGTGTTACTCTATCGGGTTCTACTTCACGTGTTTTCTTAGTTTTATTTGGATTATGATTAGGTCCGTGTGGTCCCATCAAAGCACCCTTTAGTGCTCCAACAAATGATTCTGAATTTATATCAATGGCTTCGTCTAATTGATTATTAAATTGTTTAAATGTAAACATTATGCTGAATCCTCATAATAGTCGGTGGTTGTTGTGAATCCAAAATCGCTAAATGGTGTGGCGTTTAATGGATTCGGCTGTACTGTAGATTTAACTACTAAACCATCTGAATCACCGGCTAAATAGTTAGATTTATCAAAATATATATCGGTAATAGCTTTATTAATAATGTTACCAGATCTAAACGGACCATGAAAATTAACTTTCATTCCAAAATCTAATGTGTATATAATAGTTCGTCTTTGCTCTAACGCTCCCTCAAAATCATCTTGGAATGAGACTGATTGAAGAGTTATAGCAACATCTTCTTTGACATCCGGATGTAATTCAAATGGTTTTAAAGTTAAATTATAATGCGGATTGAAATATGGAAGAATCTGCTCAACAATTTGTAGTGCATCATCTTGTAACTTAGCATACGCATTCAATTGGAAGAATATTGTATAAGGCGCAGGTGAATATATTTTAGTGGCTTGTGTAGCACTTGTACCGTACGCTTTATTATAATTATTAGATCTTGGTAAACTTCGCTCAGTATCATATGACAAAGAAGTAATTTCAAAAGATAAACGCGGTAGTTTAAGCGATACTTTTGTGTTATCTACTAGCGATGGGTTTTCTCTAATCCGTTCAAGATATTTTTCCCTAGGAGCATAAGCTAAGGGCACTTTAACTTGATCGGCTATAGTATTACGCTGGCCTTTTCGCTGAACATAAATATTATTAAATAATGTTCCAAACGTGGCTACTGATTTTCTAATTCGTTCGTGATAAAAATATTGAAACATTATATGTCCTCTGCATCGCCAAATGGGTTACCTTCAGAGAAGTCTAAGAAGTCCACAAAACCAGTAAAACCGCCTGAGTCATTGGCATCAAATATGTTATTTTGACCCGACACATATCCATCAGATTCTATAATCGACAAAATTAATCTTCGTCTAGGATCAATAGCTTTATCTGAATCAATATCTCTACCATAGAATGCATAATTTGGGAAGAGAAGCGCGTCATTTGCCCTATCGTTTACAATTATTTTATTTTGTGTAAAGCCAATGAGTCCAGATGCGTTACCTTGTCCGGAAGCAATATCGCTATCAGTACCAATATGTGCAAGCTCGAGCATACACGTAACTGCATTATAAGCAACAACTTCACCGGTGATTTTTGTAAAGTTACCACCAACTGAAAGGATACTTGAGTCAAGTTGATATATTGTTTCTCCGACAAAGAAGTCTAGAACACCTTCCTCGCCACCTGAATCAAATCCAGAGTCAAGATTAAGCGTAATATTATAACCATCAGCCTCAATACCGTCAATTGCAGCAATTCCAGTATCAAAGTCTTCACTTGAATAACGAAATAACTCACATCGCAGTGAATATGTAGGAACATTACTTAACTGATAAAAAGGTAATTCATGCTCAACATGCATAATTTCAAACATAGAATTTGAAAGTGGTAAGTAAATTATGTCACCTTCTCTTGGTCGTTCTTCAGTAACAGTATTACTATTCTGACCAACCATGTGTCTCCATCTTCGCCGTGATACTATAAACGTGGCAGCATCTCTAATCTCAACACCAAACTTTGAGAAAAGGTCGCCCTCTCCGTCAAAGCCCTGTTGATTCTCGATATACATCTCAATTTTGTAAGATGTCGAAAACCTAGAGGGAACATCTTCACCAAAGATCTTATCTTCATTGACAATCTCTCTAGGCATATAATATACGTCTTGACCATAAATCTTTAATGATTCTATGATAATATCTTCATATAAGTTTTGCTCATTTACCGATTTATCGGCAAAATATAAATTCTTTGCCATAAATTATCCTATATAAAAATCAATCGGTAATTCAAACTCTAATCTAAGTTTTTCTTCTAATTGCTGAATTTCAATATTAGCATCATCAAATATTTGGCGACCATTTAGCATCACCCCACCCGGTAGAGTCATTCCTTCAAACTTCATAAGGTTTGACCCCCATTGCCTTTTAATCAAAGCTGTAGCATACATTTTTAACCACATATCATTAAAAATAGATTTATTTCCGGATGTTGTCGACGGATCAACTATCGCATAGCATTCAGCTACAAGATAATCGCCAGCTTTAATATCTTTATCGCCAAAGTCTCCAAAAATATGCAATCTATTCTGTCTACGTTGGTATGACACCTGGGGAGTTCCATTAAGCGTCATATTAATAAGATCTAAATATTGATTCATTTGTACAAAATAGTCTAAACCACCGCTAAAATTATTCAGGTTAACCATATCATTCAGCATCATTTGATATTTTATATCGAACATTCCGGCTCCACTTGAAGAGCCATGTCTAATAGGAAACAAGTGTGTTACGAATAAGACATTATCCGAAACAGGAATATATTTATTTGTGACATCTGTTGCAGTAACTAAATGTTTGAAGTATGTTTTAACGGTAGCGTCAGAATGATATTCTTGATATACTTCAAGGGCTTCATCTATCCTGTCATCTAACTGCTCATCAGCAACATTAATATCAATTACAGGCGCGCCTAATTTACGTAAACAATATTCTTCTAGTTGCTGTCTTGTTGTAGGTGATGCCATACTGATGCCCCGAATTTATAATAATCTTTATTCTATTTATATAATTTTAAATAGGACTTACATTGTTTTTACGCTTAGTTTTAAACACATCAAATCCGTACTTAGATGCCCCATTTGTAGATCTGCCTAAAATATAAAACTCTGTTCCATCATTATTCCATGATATACTTTGAGCGTTATAATCCCAGTCACCAACTGCAGCATATATCTCACCAGTAGCTGTTGAACTAGCAAAAGTTGCATCGATATCATATGATGCAATGGTGGCCTTTCCTGGGCCTTTATTATCAATTGTATACAATTTATTTTCACTATCATTTAATGCAAATCCAGTTAGTGCTGATACTGAAGGATTGAAAGTTCCATTAAGCACGGCTGATTCTATTTCATTGGAATCTGATAAAATAAATTTCTGTATTGTATCTGTTCCGGCTGTTTCTGAAATATAAAACGATTTACCCTTGTTTTCTATTCTAATATCCGATGGCGAATTAGAACCATACGTGCCAACAGCAAGAAATGGTATTGTCAAACTTGAATCTTCGTATGCTCCATTTATATCAGCGCTATCACCCGCAACGTTTAAAAGTTTTCTTTTAACTATCTTGTTTTCTGAATAATAAAGCTGAGTGTTATCACTACTGAGCGAAAAGCCGCTAGCAATATTATTTTGACTGACTGTAATATTTGAGAACGTATTTGTTAATGTTGCTGTTGATATTTCAAAATTTGTCGCCATAGAATATTCGTAGATATTTTCTTTATTTGAAATATACAACTTACTTCCACTAGCGTTAAACGTAAGGTGTTTACATTCAATATCATTAGCAACTCCAGAAAAGTCTAATGTAGCGTCATAAAGACTTGCCCAGAGTTTTAACCTTCCGGCGTCTGTTGGCAGGCCGCTTATATCGTTACTTTGGCTTGAAGCATATTGATATACTTTTAAAGTAAGATTGTCTAGGATATAAAATTTAAGTCCATCATTACTGACTGCAATGTCCCAAGCGCTTCTTCTTTTTGAATGCGTAACATTTAACGAACTATTAGTCATCTCTCCTATTTCATGATCAATATACGAATCTCTACCAGCCAGAGAGCTAATATCATATGCACTAGCTAAATCGTATTGATAAATGCGCCCATAATTGTAAAATCTGCCATAGATTACCCACAACTTTGTGCCATCATTTGAAAATTTAAATCCCTGAGGAAACCCTGTATGATAAAAACATTCTCTATACTGATAATACCATACCCTTCCAGTGTAAGGGTTAATTCTAGTATATGATTCTATATAGCCGGCTCGGAGGTACAGCGGATATGGATTTCTAGTATATGAATGCCAATTACTTCTTGTCTTTTGAAAATAATAACCTAAACCTGTATCACCAGTTCTTTTCCCAGAATATAAAACATAAGGTATTTCGAGTGTGTATTCCACAATTTTATTATAATAAAGAATAAAATATTTTGTTCCATCATTACTAAAAAAATTGGAATATGTGACATCCCATGGGGATGCTCCGTATGCAGTTCTCCATCCAGCAGGCCGAGGATATCGCCAAGGTGGCCACCTACCTGCGTATGTATTTTCATATCCAGTTGAAGTTACCCCATCTTGCCGCATATTAAACATAGCATTTTGAACAGAAGTTACAATTTGATCATGCTCAAAGTATGGTGATTTATATTCTAAAGTTGTCAGATCATTAGGTGTAGAAAGCTCATATTGATATATCGTACTGCGATTTGCATTACTTACATATATAGTATTATCGCTATCATTAATATCTATGCCAGACAAATTTCTACTTGATACGGTATGTCCGGCTGATACTCCTAATTGAACATCAATAACATATTCTTGATCATGTGTTGTGCCTATAGTTGAAAAATCAAATGGTTTGGTTAACGAATATCTTCTTATAGAGTTGTTCGTGTTACCAGCCACAAACAACTTTGAACCATCAGCATTTAATGTATGACCATCTGGGTTTGTGTCAAAAGGTGATGTAGCTGATGTCGAAAATATCTTATTAACCTTCGGAAGACCAAGTGATAAAAGTTCTAAAGCTTTTGGCGGATTGACTTCATCTACCATTAATCCACGAAGATCATATCTTATTGTTAAATCAAACGATGATACATCTGAAAATGAGTCGAATCCGCCATTAAAACTATCACCCTCAACCCCAATAAAATTTGAAAATCTAGGAAGAGTGTATCCACGGCCATCAGGCACGTTAACTGTTCCTCGAAACGTTATATAGTTCTCAGCCGTTTCCATTTTAATTTTTTGTAAATCAGTTGAAAAATTCAACCCAGATGGAACTACTGTAAAACTTGGAGTAGACCCACTAACCCTAGAAACAATTGGCATTCCAAGTGATCCGTGAGTTTTTACTTTTGGCGCAACAGGATTCCAGGTAATAGTATTACCGTCAGAATCAGAAGTAAGAAAATTAATCATAGGCGTAAATGGACTTTGTTCTAAATCAAATGTTGAATCATAAACTGCCTGAAAGATCCCATCAACTGCTTCTACTCCAGACGCGCCAGGATTAATCGCGCCAATCGCTTTATATTGACCATCTTCATACATTTGTAATACAAAATTTTCTGAATCATAATAAATTTTATTTTCTATAGGCATTTTTAATTTCCTTGGTCATCATAATTTCTCTGGAGTTAAAATATTAAAAGGATCCGCCAAATATCTAGAAGAATCAATTGTAATAGGTCCATCTGTTGTTATTTGAAATCTTGATACATGCGGATCACTCATTGCAGAAATACTTAAACCAATTGCTGGATGATAGTCATACACTAATGTCATATCTGGCCTATACGAATCACTTATATGAGCGTTGTCCGGACCCATTAACCATGGGCCTCGGTCTGGATAAATTTTATTTTTTCCAGTAAATATAATACCTAGACTGTGTGTAAAATCAGTCTCTGTAGAATTAGTAGGATCAATATAAAATCTATCTTTGGCAGAATCACTTCTTATATCTATGAGTCTTCTAGGCATAGTAGTTTCATAAGACCAACTAATACTATCGTTTCTATCATCAAAGTTTCTTAAATTTATTTCATAGTTTGGTCTAGTAAAGTCAGTACTATCTAAAGTAGACGTAAAATCTACAATTTGTACTGTTTGGTTTTGCTTTGTAACATCTGTTCCTAGTGTTATAGTGTCCATAGCCTGATTTAATTTCGATACTTTTAGGAAAGACTTACCAGACAAAGGATGATCAAAAGGTGATATATCAGGTCTACCTACGTTATAGTTAGTTATTCCAGGCATATCTGGATACGGAGCTCCAGTTGCAGTAAACAAAACATCATTAGCACCAATAGTGCCGTAAGAATCTGCTGGTCGAGTAAAGTCAGCTAAATATGTCTGCCCTCTAGTTACAACAAAATCTCTTAGATTTAAATTCGTGTTATATTCAGGCCTAAATCTATTTTCTGTGAATTCATAATTACTTAATCTGCCTAATAGTAATGAAGTATTTTTTATCTCATTAAAATCTAAATTAGCATTTATTTCGCTATTTAATACACCATCAATATATAATTTTAGTGAAGTACCGTTATATTGTATTGATTGATATTCCCATTCTGCACCATTTGGAATGGGAAATGAGTCACCCTCTAAAAGTTCATTATCAACAATAAATGCCGGGCGGATTGATGTAGCAGAAGCACGCGATGTATAAGTAAAAATGTTACCTTTACTTATAATCGGAGCAATTGATAACTTAGTGTGTGAATCATCTATGTATGCATTAGATATTGATACGTCATAAATACTGTCATACCTGTTGCTATCTAGAATATTAAAGTCATAAACATATGATGTAAAATCTTTATTTACATCTTTAATCAGATCATACGGTATATCCAAATATTGATTGCTATCTGATGTGGTTTTAAAATTAACGTCGACACCAGTCTTGTTAATTCCTGCAAACGTAGGAATATAATCAACTGGAGCAGTTGATTGCTCTTGTCCAGATGTGAGTGCAAAAATACAATTTTTAACAAGGAAATTATAAGTATTGTAACTTGATGTAATCCGAAATTTTTTGCTAAAGACACAATTTTCTATGACAGTATTTTTACCTGGATAACTATTGGAATTGTATAAAAAGTCACCTCTTTTAGTATCAATCATAACATTTTTCATTTTATGATTGCCATAATTTCCATATGATAGTGTTCTTGACCAAAATTGATTATACACTAATGAATAAGTCCAACCCTCTACTGATAGGTACGCAAGTTCGGCCCTAGAATAATGATTGTCGTAAGTGTTTTCAAATACATAATACGAACCAGAATTAGTAAGATCTATTTTGACATCTCTCATATTATTTGTAGAACCACATATCAAAATATTCTTGCCGTTAAATATGTCCCGTCCATTATTATAAGACATTGTATAATCGCCAACTGGTAATATTAAAGCATCACCATTATTAGTATTATTTATTGCATCTTTAATATCAGAACCTTGAGCGCCCGTATAATTTACTATAGATCCACCGGTCTCTGAAATAAATTTATTAGCATACTGTAAACCAGTTTCATCCGGATTTGATAAATCTTTTAGTTTAGCGCCAATGTGGAAGGTAGCATCTTTATAATCATCAAACGCTATTGGATAAGTATATAAAGAATCTTTTAAATCTGCAGGCCACAGAGCACTTCCTAGTTTTCCGTATCCGGCTGGTGAACCACTTCCAGCTACAGCCGGGCGTTCTGTTACAGGTATAGTTTGGATTAATCTAGAAGGATCATACTCCCAAGTATCTGGACTAAAATTATAACGAACATATCTATTAAGCAGCCATTCTGCTTCTCCAGGAAGTCCAGTACCTGCCATAGAGCCATAGCTAGGGGAGCCCTGATAAGCTCCCTGTCTATAGCCGAACTTTCCTTTAAAAAATAATGGTTCAAAATGGGTTCCAGACGGTGGAAAATCAAAAGACATATTATATTTACCATTCTTGAAGTGGAAGATCTTTTCATCAGGTTCTGAAATAAACCATTGATCGCAAGCATTCCAAACCCCCCCACCGGCGGCCGTCTCGTACGATCTAAAATTATTAATTAGGGGATTTACTGACTCTGAAGGCACTAAATCACCGGTAAATGATTTCCAATTAACTAAATGTGTGGTGTTAATTCCTTGCATCAAATCATTTGACGAATTAAGATTGTCGCTGGGGTATGTGCTACTAGACGAGTAAGAAAGTTTTCCTTGATCTGGTGTTCCGAAAAAAAATGATGTATTCGATCTAAATCCTTTTTCTGATAAGTGCAGAATTACATCATTACAATAACTTCCAAAGGCTCCCCCCCAAGAATATGGCCGGTTTTTATAATCATATTCATAATAATATATATTTGTACCGCCCTTACTAATAGTTACATCTGATAATGTTACATGATTACGAGAGGGATAATTAAAGGTCCAGAGATGAGTAGGTAAGGTCCGATAGTTATACCGTTGCCTAGCACCCACAGGACCAAAAGGTAGCGTCCAGCGAGAACTCCTCCGGTACGAGTAACCCTGTGTTGCCCGACTATTTCTAAAAGTACTCTGATTACCTCCCTGGCCGTTATCTGGAGGATCTCGTAATGTTAGTCCGTGATTTTTTCTTGCTTTATCTATACTGTGATAATAGTAGTACTGATACCACCGGCCCGGTCCGTGCCAAAAATCTGTTGATGGTGCGTGCGTATAATATTTAAATGATCCATCATTACAATCTTCAAAGGTCTCTGTTGTCGACCAAGGTGACGCTTCTCCGGACCCTTCAATATATTCATCATGTCGACCAGGTCCAACCATGGATCTTGACCGCGCTATATTTCCTGAATACGTATTAGTATAATTTATTAACGGAACAATACCATCCCCTGCCCACTTTTTTCCAGGAAGTGATGTGGCGATCGAAGAAGTTCCGGCATGACTGTCATTTATCCATAATCTAACTTGTCCGGGATCAATTTTAATATCCCAGGCAATGTTATGTTTTCCGGCTTGCGGTTTATCAACAGTTAATGATGGGCCATCATCACCACCAGCTTTTAAAATTAAATTATTACCTTGTGTTTTAAACACTACTTTATTTGTGCTGTCACCAGCATGAAATAGTTGGTGTGATCCAGCATCCTGTGGAAAATATGCCCAAGTTTGAAAACCAGCATCATTTCTTAAATCGGGAAGATCTGTAAACTGTAAATCTCCTTTTTTAGCCATATATTTTTCATCACGAGTATAAGAAACTTCAGCGCCAGACTTAAAAAATTTATAATCTAATCCATCATATCCTAGGGCATAATGATCCCATAAAAGTTCAGGGTTTAAAGTTTTAGTGCGTGATGCAATAATATCAGCGTGAGAGTGACTAACAGCAGCTGGATCGTCAAACGATAATTTTACATTATTAACTATGATTCCAGTTCCATCGACCGTTAAAACATCGTTATGTCCTTTACTAATACTAAACATGGTATTAGTTTCATTATCTGGAGATCCCCTACTCCATCGATATTCTATAGAATATGGACTATTAAAATTTATGCTATCTAGCGCGCTGTCCACTCTTATTCCATCATTAAAATTACTTATAAACAAGCTGGCTCTACCGGTTGATATTGGCACCCGAACAGAACCGGACACCTCTCCTAATAATGTTAATGAATTAGACTCGCTAGACAAATCTACTATTGAATATTGTTCGCTATCATATAACGAGAAAATAGGAGAATTATCGCCGTTGTCCTGCCTTATCCAGAAAGAAATTGCAAATGAATCAAACGCGTCAAGGCTGTCTAATGCATTTCCGTAATCAGCATATTGATTAGGTCCAAAATTTAATGATTGTTTAGTGTTACCAAAGTCTAGCTCTATAACTTCATAAACATCAAGGGAGTCGCGTACAATAATTTCATCGCTGACATTAAAATTATTAACACCAGGAACTAAGTTATATGAATTATATATGGATATTGTCATTAATAAACCTCAATAGTATTTTCTACTATTTATACTACTTTATAAACGCATTTTATCCATTAAAATATACTATATTTCCCATTTTAATGTACCAGTTACTGTTCCTCGGGCGGCTTCAAATGCTAGTGATGTTGCGTTATGATATGAAGCACCGTCAACTCGACCGCTGCCGTTATAAGTACCCAGACGAACGCACTTATAATAAGTATAACCTCCACTAGTAGTTGTTGTCCAATAAGAACCAGTTACAGTCGGTTGCCAGTCTGTTGATAGTACTCTTATAATAATTATACCATTTCCTCCAAAGGTGCCAGCTTGATGGCTATCGTGATCGTGCTCATCACGCTGTACAGAGTGAGTATTGTTCCGGGCGCCGCCACCGCCGCCGCCAGTTCCATGGTCACCATTGTGCGAGTAATACTCAGCCCCATTGCCTCCGCCACCAGAACCACCTTGAGATACATTGTTATACTGTGCATAATCAACTCCAGCACCGCCCCCACCAGCGTAAGCGTTTCCGTCTAACCATGTTTTGCCATCACCGCCATAACCGCCGCCAGACCAGTTGCTGTTCTGATTGGCGCCAACTTCGCTTGCACCACCGCCAGCGCCGCCGTGGTCACCCCCGCCATTGCCGCCCCGATAGCGATATCCAGTTCCAACATCTGTAGATGAATTATAAATGTCTGTAGCAGTGACGGGTGTGTTATTGTTCGGTGATGATCCACTGCTCCGTGATCCTCCACCTGTTGAACCTCCACCAGCATAATATGCGGTGCTGATGTCTGCGCTTTTATAGGTCGTACTGCCACCGCCTCCGCCACCGGCTCTAATTCGCCAGGTAGTTCCAAAATAAAACTGGCTACGTGTGCCAGCACCGGCGGGATTTTGCCAGTAACTCGGATCTGCACCGCCACTGCCAACACTTGCAATATATTCTCTATTGTACACTGGCGTTCCAGACCAAATTTTATATTCGCCTGCGCCGCCGCCCGCGCCGCCATATGCGCTGCCACCGCCGCCACCGCCAACTACTAGAATGTCTACGTCAGGCATATGAGCTAAAGAGAACGATACAGCCTTAGTCGCAGCATCAACACCATCAGATGCGCTTATTGTTAACACAAAAGTCGCATCCTGGCTATCGTGTGGATTAATAGTAAATACATTATCAGCTTGAGCAATTGTTGTACCATTAAGACTTCCTGAAGCTATCGTATAAGACCATGTCAGTGATGCTCCGTCGGGATCGGCTGAATTAGCAGTAAGAACCGTGTTGGCTCCCCCTCGACTATTTAATGTATAAGAAGAACTTATTCCAGTGATAGGTGTCGGTCCAGCATTTACCATAGTAACAGATGTAGAAGCAGTAGTAGTAAATTTTCCATCAGTTACGATAATATTTAAAGTAAATGTTCCATTACTAGGTTCAGATCCAGTAGTGATTGTAAAAGTTCCATCAGTATGACTAACAGTAGCCAGACCTCCTAACCCAGAAGTAGTATACGACCATGTTAGAGGCATATATTCAGAATCAACTGCTGTGGCCGTAATAACTGTTGTAGCGGTAGTTGAGGTTATGCTAATAGCATCATTGACACCGCTAATAACTGGAGCAGTATTTGCTAAAGTTGAAGCAAGATACCAAATATTACTCATACTCAACCATATTTTATTTTCATCAGAAGTGCGATACAAAGTACCATCCTGAATACCACTAGTAGGCAGCGAAGCATAATCACTTACCAACGTTACCCCATTTAGGGCTGAGTTGTCAGCCGAGGATGTTTTTTCATCCTTTGTTTTAGCGACTTTAGCAAAATGCCCTCTTTTACCAAAAGCTTTCCCCATAAATAGTCCTCGGGATCTGCCCCTTTTAGCCATTATATATCTCCATTTAGATTAATTATTTATTTAGTATATAGCAGTTTAATAAATTGTTTCAGTGGCAGCATTATAATTATTGCTTGCATTAGTCGCTGGATATGCTCTGCCATCACCCCACATGATTCTGACTACTCCGCTCCACCCGTTCCTACCATTTACTCCAGATCCACCATCTCCAGCACCACCACCGCCGCCATGTCGCCCGCCCCAACCAACAACAGAGGGTGGATGCCCACCCGAACCGCTTGAGGCCAACACATCACTACTGTAAGTACTAGCGAATGTGCCGCCGGCACCAGTTGCATTCGCAAACCCGCCAGCGCCATTTACCCAAGCTTGTGATCCCCATGGACCTGTACCACCGCCACCGTTCCAAGGGTAAGTACTGCTATACACTCCGCCTATTGACGCACCGCCACCGCCACCATCAACAGAGGACGAACCAGCTCCATAGCCAGAACCACCATTACCACCGTTTGACGTATAGCCGGCTGCGCCACCACCGCCACCTCCTGGATAATCCATACTTGGACCAGTGCCGCCTCGTCTACCACCTGTGCCACCCGCAAATCCTACTTGACCTGTTATTCCTAATCCTGCGCCAGTGCCGCTTGCAGCATCAGTGAATGTGTTCCAATTATTTGTTCCGCCAGCACCGCCTGTGGCTTTAGCTAAGACTGTCGAACCTCTTAGAATTTCACTTGCCGCTCCAGAAATTGCTTGCATAGTATTATTTTGTTCAGAAGTGTCATCGGTGCCTTGGGCAACTTTTATCGTTAAAGTTTCTCCAGGAGTTACGGAAATATTATTTCTATATCCTAGACCCCCACCGCCGCCGCCAGCTCCACTATAGTTGTTGTATGCATTGGCCGCAGATGCAGATGTGCCTGCACCGCCTGCGCCAATTACACATACTGAAATATTAGATACACCAGCAGGAACTCCCCAAGAAAAATCTGTAGTACCACCAGTGCCACTATATGTGGTTGCCTCAAAAATTACGCTTGACACAACAGCGGCATTTAATTTTTCAAAATCGACAACTTTTGTTGTTGTATTACCTTGATTAGAAACACTAAATGTAATATCAAATTGACCATCGTGTGCTGAACCTGTCGATGGCGTAATAGTAAATACATTATCTAATTGCGTTACAACCGCTGTTGCACCACCACCATTTGTTAATGAACCTGCTGTTACTGCATATGACCAAGTAAGAGGCAAACCCTCCGGATCAACCGAAGTTGCAGTTATGGTCGTAGGTGTACCATCGTTGTTGAGAACGTATGTTGCATTAACCCCAGCAATAGCCGAAGGCGCGGCTGTTTCTATAGTGATATCAGTTGTTTGTGTTACTGTATATCCACCATCTGTTACTTTTATAGTGAGTGCGAATGTTCCTAAATTTGAAATTAATCCAGATGGTGTGACAGTAAATACATTTCCTGATTGAGATACAGTAGCTTCATTATTCGTTAATCCACTTATTGAATACGACCAAGTCAAAGCGGAGCCGTCAGGATCACTAGAAATTGCAGTTATGACTAATGCAGAGCCGCTATATACTATTTCATATGTTGAATTTACTCCAGTGATAGACACAGGTGCGTTTGGATTAGATGATGTTATTAAAAAAGCTGCACCTGCGCTAGAACCAGATGCTGCATCTTCATAGCCAGCACCCACAGCCAGATAATATCCATTATCACTAACTGCTAGAGCCTGCGCTTTGCCAAATCCATCTCCCGTTGGAGTACCATATTGATTTGGATTTTCAATTTTAGTCATAAATGCGCCAGTAGAATTTTTATAAACATATACGACTCCACCAGTAGAACCTTCGTTAGCATTAACATAACAATATTCAGAAGTAATAGCCACGCCACGCCCAAAATAATCACTAGCTGTCACACCATCAGGATTGGGATTTACAAGTGTATGTAAAAGTGTCCAATTAGTAGTTTCGTATATATAAGCTGATCCTACATTAGTACCATCTGAATCATCCTCGCCCACGGCAGTTATAACAGCATATCCATCAGATATGTCCATATAGTTTCCGAACCGATCGCCACTTCTGGTTCCATATGGATTCGGATTTGTTATTGTGTAGTCTGGACCACCACTAAGAAAATTATTATAAACGTACACGATGCCACCAATATCGCCATCAGCATCATCTTCGCCATGAGCGTAAACCATTAATTTATTACCATCTACAGCTATAGCATATCCAAAATAATCTAGTTGAACTGTGCCATATGGATTCGGATTCATAATTGTTCTAGTTAAACTGCCATTGCCTGCGTTGAATACATATACTGCTCCAGAGTGCCATGTACCATCAATTCCAGTATATCCTCCCTGATTATAACCTGCATTTGATATTATTGCATAAGATCCACTCATTTTAACATCTTTGAGTTGACTTTCATTTGGCTGAGGATTTGCAATTTTTCTTAAATATGATCCACTTGTGGTAAATATGTGAACAGCGCCTGTGTCCGTATAAGTGCTACTATAATCGTCTTGTGTCGCAGAAACAGCGATATAGTTTCCTATTGATACATAAGTACCAAACCAATCCATTGGACCAGATCCTGCCCCACTGCCACCAGGACTTGGATTTGCAAGAGTTGAAACCAAACTTCCCGTGTTATCATAAATATACGCTTTACCATCTGGAGTGCCTGCTGGCCACGGTTGCGTGCCTGCGCTATACGCGCCAATGACCATTGTTCCAGAATTATTTACATCTACTGCATACCCAAACATATCATAATCAGGAGTTGCAGATGGATTAGATATTGTTTGAATTGTATCATATATGGGCGGATAGAATACCAATGTAAAATCTGCTACTTGAGTTGTAACACTATTGCCATCAGTTACACTAAAGGTTAAACTAAAAGTTCCCTCATTTGCAGCATCTGTTGAAGGTGTGATAGTAAATACATTTATATTTGCTCCAGAACCTTGAGATATTGTTGCGGTATTTCCTAAAGTTCCTGTGGTTACTGCATATGACCAGTTTAAAGCCGCGATTCCTTCTGGATCCGATGATTGCAACGTAAGAACTCTAGATGTTCCATCTTTTGCGAGTTTGTATGAAGCATTGACTCCTGTAATTGTAGTTGGCGCCTGATTTGTTACAGCATCACTAAATAAATACCAATGTTTTCCGTCAGACATATATGTTCTTTTAACGTCTAATACAAATAATAAATCCCCGTCAAAATATCGACGTTTAGAATCATAATCATCCCAGCTTTCAATAGCGTTTATTCCTGAAGATGCAGTTAATGCTGCAGATTTATTTAAAACTATACCAGAAGATCTTTCTGCTTTAGTTCCAACAACTGCTGCGAACTGACCTTTGGATCCAAACGCTTTTGATATAAGTTGGGCCTTTGATAATTTTGCCACTTAATTTATTCCTTTATTAATAACTATCGCCAGAAGTAGATTCTGTAACTTCGTTGTTGCTAGCACCTGCATAGTAATTTGGAAATGATCTGATTTGTGTTCCACCCCATATAATTCTTACTACTCCGCCTGCACCATTTCCACCAGAGCCTGCAGTGTCATCTTCTCTACCACCGCCACCGCCACCGTGACGTCCACCAGCGAGCCCGCCATTTACCCCGCCCTGGCCACCGCCACCACCGCTGTTACTAGTTCCCGCAGAGCCAGAACTAGTGAGGCCATAAACATCAACGCCACCTCCGCCTGTTGACGGGCTGCCACCAGCGCTTCTGCCGCCACCACCGCCACCACCACCGCCTACGCCGGCACCCCCGACGCCGCTATTGCCGATACCGCCAACCCCGCCATTTCCAGACCAACCACCGGCACCTCCACCACCACCGCCACCATTATTATTGCGAGATGCACCACCATTACCGCCAGTCCCGCCGCGAGTTCGTTCAGTGCCGGTACTAGCTCCGCCTGCGCCACCTGCATGCGAGCCGTAAACACCCGGGTATCCACCCCACCCTTTTAATAACATAGTATTATTATTCATAGCACCGGTATAATTCCGAGTGGCTCCACGCCCGATGCCACTGTGACCGCCTCTTCCCCCTTGAGAAGAATTAGAACTCGCTCTACCGCCTGAACCTATGTAAACCCACAAAGATTCACCTGGAGTAACAGTAAAAGTTCCCCAGGCCAGACCACCGCCACCGCCACCCGCTCCGGAGTAACCCGACGTACCTGCACAATAAGCAGCTGAACCGCCTCCACCTACACAAACCGCAGATATACTTGTTACTCCGGCAGGAACTGTCCAGCTAACATACGCATTATACGTATCAGTCGTGTTTAACCAGTTTGTAGCCCACTTAGAATACCTAAAGCTAGACATTGGGACGTATTGGGCTAAAGTAAAATCTGGAGTTGTAGTTACCGGAGAATTTACACCATCAGTTACGCTAATGGTTAGCGTAAATGTTGCATCATTTGATGCGTGTGGGGTAATAGTAAATACATTATCAACATTTGAGACTGTTGTTCCGTTTAATGATCCAGATGAGACAGTATATGACCAAGTTAAAGTTTGACCTTCCGGATCTGTTGATGCAGCAGTAATAGTTGTGGCAGTTCCATCTGTTGCAAGAGTATATGTTGCATTAACACCAGTAATAGCTGTAGGAGGGTCATTAGAAATTGTAAACGAAACTACTTTAGTCACCGGAGTAAGTCCATCAGTCGTGCTAATAGTTAATTCAAACGCTCCGGCCGTGCTTGCGTGTGGGGTAATAGTAAATACATTATCAACATTTGAGACTTCTCC